TTCAGTTAATGCGACTATAACAACATCGTCTTCTTTAAACTGTTCTGCAAATCTATTAACTGCCAAATAAGTAAAGTCTAAACTAGATCCGTTAAACCCAAACGATTTGTTTTCTAAATTTAACCCAGAAGAAATTTGTGCTATCCAGTTATTATCAAAAGGATGTGTAAAGCTGTCACCAAAAGACCAAAGTGTATTCATGAAGTTATTTAACACGATAATTGGCACCGCCTACAGGAATCGAACCCATATTCATACTTTAGAAGAGTATTGTATTCTCCATTATACGAAGGCGGCATGGAGGAAGGCTAGAGAATTGAACTCTAACCGCACCCGGCGATCAATCTGTTTTCGAAACAGTTCTAGTCCCAGACTAGTTAACCTTCCATTAGTCTATTAACAAATTTTAATAATAGTTGATGATGATTGCCGTTATGATATTTACCCTGCATCCAACTGTATGATTCGTACCAGTGTAATTCGCTTTCCGGATGGCAACCAATTAATCCAATACGATTTTGTATAATGGCCATAGGATCACCGTTGGCATATTGCGACACAGTTTGAAATTTAGAATTATTACCTATTAATGCACAGCCATCGTAGAAATACATTTGTTCTTGTTGATCTTCCCACATTACATTTAAATTTTTAGCGTGTGGTCTACGTGTATCTGTTTTAGGCCTTTTAATATACTGCACAGCATCTACATCATCTAGTAAGTTTAAATAATATTTTCCTGCCCAATAAGCACCCATGCAAATTCCTAAATAGGCGCCGCCACGGTTAATAAAATTTTGTATTCTATTACCGTTGTTGTGCATTAAAAAGTCAAAACTACTTGCATCTCCAAACCCGCCCGGGATGCATACTATATCAACATTGTCAAAAAAATCCGGCTCTAGTTCGTGCCGGGTAAAAATTTTAAAAGTGTAGTGAGGGCTCAACGCATTTATTATTCCGTTGCCACTTTGAACACTACAGTAAGGTTGATGCAAAAACAATGCAATTGTTCTCATACATCTATTTATTGGCAGTAGGACAGGGATTCGAACCCTGGTGCCGTTTCCAACGCACTCCTTTCCAGGGAGGCCGATTAGACCACTCTCGCATCCTACTATGGTACCCTAGGCGGGACTCGAACCCGCAGAGCCTACGACCTCAACGTAGTGTGTATGCCATTCCACCACCAGGGCATATTGGTGCTCTAGCCAAGAATCGAACTTGAAATACAGTCTTACCAAGACTGTGTTATGCCATTTAACTACAAGAGCTTGGTACCCCTGGTCAGATTCGAACTGACATATTATACTCCTCTGTTTGAGAGAGGCGACTTTACCAGTTTGTCCACAGGGGCATAAATTTGTCTTAGGTTGTTCACCGCACAACCTAAGAAAGCGGGGGTCTGTTCTTACATTGTAGGACCGTTGCCGTTCCTAAAACCAACTGATCCACCTTCTGCTTCTATGCGTTTGATTACATCCTCAAACAACATAGGAGCAAAGTCAGGCAATTGTTCCACGCAGACGCAATGGTAGCGAGGATCGTTTTCTTCACTGTACAAAATTTCTCCTGTACGAACGTCGAAGCCACGTATCTTCTTAACACGGTTTGCATGTAAGTGACCATGGATGTTTACACCAAACCGGCCTAAACTTTCCGGATGTACAGGAATATGGCTCAAGATCATTCCGTTCATAACGTGATAAGCACGAAGTTCACGGAAATATTGTCTGTATTCGTCATCTCGGAAAATGTCATGGTTGCCACGGATCAAAACTTTATCACCGTTTAATCGACTCAAAGTCTTTAAGGCTTTACGGTTAATGACAACATCGCCCAAATGATAGACCTTGTCACTGGGTTTTACCCGTTCGTTCCAAACCTTGACCATCGCTTCATCCATTTCCTCGGGACTGTCCCAAGGCCGCAATTTCGTAACACCATCGTTACGGGTAAAGCGACAAACGCCCATGTGACCAAAGTGCGTGTCGCTAACCAAAAATACACTAGGCATATATCGCTCCTTTCATTAAAATAGTATTATACATTCAAAAGGAGCATTTGTCAACCTGCGTACCAAATCTCCTTAAATCCTTCTTCTTCGGTTGGATCTTCCCAACCGGAAATCATACTGGCAATAACATGATCCGGAATCTCTTTGCCAGGCCGGCTCATCAATCGACGCACAAGTTCTTTATGCTCAGGAGTTCTAAATACTACTGCAATATGATAATAGTCCGGTAGCATAGCGAACTTTTTAGCACGGCTCTTAACTGTAGTGCTAGTCTGATCCCAAATTATATCTCTTCCCATTTGTCTAGCGTTTACAACTTCTTTAGCCATACAGTCTACCGCAGTAGGCATAAAGTCTGTAAACACTTGACTGTAAGTTTTACCTACTTCTCGGGCATAAATTTCTACCCACTTGTCTGTACTGATTACAGCGCAAGGAATAGTCCAATCTTGATTGGCGACCCAAGTGCTTTTGCCGCTACCTGGGACACCGATAAGTTGATAACATTTAGGCATATTCTTTTTTCACTCTTCCGATTCTGCTTGCTTTATTCCAATCGTAGGCAACGCCATCTGGGCACTTGCCGTCTTTAATCGAATCAACACCAAACATACCACATACTTCAAATCCGTTGCCTTTTATAGTAACGAATTCGTTTAACGACTTAGCGTAGTCCATTGCACTTGCTAAGTCGTTAAATTCTAAATCATTTATCTTAAACATCAATCATTTTCTTCACGTTGCGGAGGAACCCAAATCTTTTTGTTCCCCAAATCATCATATTCGAACGGCACACCGTTAATAGTGTGCGGTTCGTTTTCGTCGTAAGTCCAACCCAAGACTCGCATCATCTTGTGCTTGACCATTAAGTTAGGACTACGATATGCTTCGGTGTCATCGAACCCCATCATAATACCAACTTCGCAGACTGCGCCACTACGGCATACACCTGCTACACAATGCACAATAACATCCATACGATTAGCTAGGGCATGTTGCAGTAGTCGAACTAATTGCTCAGCTTGAGCATCAGTTACTTTAAATTCTTCACCAAATTTGTCATCTACTTCCAAATCTAAAAATTCAAACTGATGAACTTCTTTGAACTTGTGTGCAGGAGTAGGAAACGTCATACACGGATCTACAATTTGAATCAGCATGGAATTCTCGCCCACAGCAACGTGATGCTTCTTAGGAATATCAGCAAGTGCTACGTTTTGAATCCAAGGCATAATTATCTCCATTTGGAGTAGGGAGCCGGATTCGAACCGGCGGCTTTACGGTTTTGCAGACCGTTGCATTGGGCCTCTCTGCCATCCCTACATGTTAAAATTATAGCACCGTATAGGTGCTATGTCAAGAAGAATTTGGAGCGGGTGAAGGGGTTCGAACCCTCGACATCTACCTTGGCAAGGTAGTGCTCTACCAACTGAGCTACGCCCGCATTATTTTAATCCAATAACCATATATCTTGTAAATTTCAAATTTGGATAGATAAATTCTTTACTACCTTTGTATACAACTTTATGTAATTTAAAAGTATTAACAAAAGAATCTAATGAATCAAAATTTACTACATGCTGGTCATGTGGCATATTGTTGCCTTGTAATATGACAGCAGTTCCATTTGGAATATTATCGAACCACTGCATACTGTCAAAATGCTCTACAGCCGTATTTATAACCAAATCCGCCGCACCCGCGGCCATTTGATTACAATCGGCGGTATACGCTTTAAACTGCCAATTATTGAAAACCCAATTCTCATTTATAGCATCTGCTATACTTTCGCACCGAGGATCAATATCATAACTTTCAATTCGATTAACACGAAACTTTTCGCGACTTAACAATAAGAACGCTGTTAGTCCGTGCCAACCTGCGTAGATATGGGTTAACTCTGAATCCCATTCTAAACGCTCTAATTCTTGGCAAAGCCAAATCTTGCTGGCTATTTGCCCATTGCTGAATGCATCCTTATTGAACATGCATTACTTATTTGTGTGGTGGTAATGGTCAGACTCGAACTGACGATAGTCTCCGTATGAAGGAGGTGCATTAGCCACTATGCTACATTACCATAAGGATGATAACTGAACGATCCGCCACCCTCATTCGGATCCATTTCGCCTGTGTAAACTAGCCCGGGCAGGTTAGTGGTACGTAGTTCTAGCTGTTACTTGTTTGCTACCAGGATAATTAGTCCCAACTTACTAGGATTTCGAGGCCCTAGCTTTCTCAGCATCTACATTCAATTATCATTCTTATGGTAGGAGCACGGGGATTCGAACCCCGGACCAATAGATTAAAAGTCTACTGCTCTACCGACTGAGCTATACTCCCATAATGGTCCTTGCTCAGAGAATCGAACTCTGTTTTCCCGGGTAAGAGCCGGGTACTTCGCCAGCAAAGTTTAGCAAGGTTAGCCGTATCTATTTTCTTTTACGTGCCAACCTGGACCTACGGAAGTCTCAAGTTGACACTAGCGTTTAGCACGTTTCATGTCATACTCCTTTGTAAAAACTCTTTTTTGACAATACAAGTATTATACTGTCAAAAAAGAGTCCTGTCAACTAAATGGTACAGGACTCGTGTTGTATTTTTACAACACTTTAGGCCAGGTCGTAGCGTGGGACCATTACAGTCTTAAGCATGATGCCTTCTGGAGTGAACTGTGCAAGATCAGCGGAAAGCAGAGCCTTCATGATACTTGGACTGAAACCACTAACCAGAGCCGCACCCGACTTGTCAGCCTTGACTGGAACGTTGTCACTTGCGTTTAGGTTCCAGAACACAATTTGTGGAACGGTATAACCCGCTTCATCAAACTTGCGTTCGATCATCTGCATAGCAGAGTCGTCATATTGAGCACATTGGTTGAACTGCATGTCACTCAAAACAAGCAACATGGCTGGCATGTCACTTTGAGGAACATTGTTCTTAACTGCAACGCTTAGGATCTTGTCCATAGCGGCATGCAAGTTAGTGCTCATGTCCCAGTTGCTCTTAGACATTTGGTCAACCTTTTGGACGATGTCGCCCTTAAGAGTAACCAACTGTGGCTTGCTAGAGAAAGTCAAGAACGTGTCCTTGAACACACCCTTGTTCTTGTCTGCCAAGTACAAGCCTAGACCAACTGCCACATCGATGCAACGAACATCAGTGTTCTTACCTGCTGGGCAAGTCATAGAACCTGAGACGTCGACGATGGGCAGGATACTTGCATCACCAACATAGTTAGGAAGCGCATCCCATTGTGCCTTGATGTGGTCGACTTCGGTCTTGTTTGTGGTACGATAACCATGTGCAAGACCCTTTAGGACTTCATGAGGGAAA